CAGATTCAGTGGTACATGGCGGTGACGGGCATCAAGAAGTTCTATGTCGCTGTTCTCATCGGCGGTCAGGACTTCCGAATGTACGAAGTGCAGCGCGATGAGGACGTGATCAAAGCCATCGTCGAAAAGTGCCGCGCCTTCTGGTTCGAGAAGGTCCTTGCTGACGTCGCCCCTGACCCCATCAACGTCGACGACATCAAGAAGCTCTATTCCCGAGACAACGGCGAGCTGAAAGAAGCCAGTAACGACGAAGCTGCCGACATAGGCGAGCTCCGAACGATCAAAGAACAGATCAAAGAGCTTCAGGAGCAAGAGAAGGCCGTCGCCTCTCGCGTGATCCTCGCCATTGGTGAAAAGACCGGGCTCACGATCGGCGGTCAAAAGGCCGTCACCTACAAGGCGCAGAACAGCACTCGCTTCTCCTCTACCGCCTTCAAGAAAGAACACCCTGACCTGTACGCAACTTTCGTACAAGTCACCCCCACCCGAATCCTTCGACTCGCTTAACAAAAAGGAAACTCATGTCAACAACTGATGTTCTCAAGTCGCAGGTCGCACCTGCAGCCGCACAGACCGCCGTCGTGCAACAGGTCAAAGCCGCAACCGTCATCGACGTCGTGCGCTCGAAAAAGTTTCAGGCACAGATGGCCCTGGCACTTCCGAAGAGCATGACTGCTGATCGCCTGACGCGCATCGTCATGACTGAGTGCCGCAAGGCACCGGCTCTTCTGAAGTGCGCCCCTGAGAGCTTTTACGGCGCCGTCCTCCAGTGCGCAGCTCTGGGCCTTGAGCCAGGCTCCGCGCTCGGGCATTGCTATCTGCTGCCCTTCGGAAATGGCAAAGACAAGCAAGGCCGCCCGAACGCGCAGCTGATTATCGGCTACCGAGGAATGATCGATCTCGCCCGTCGATCCGGTCAGATCGTCAGCCTATCCGCATACTGCGTGCACGAACAGGACACCTTCAACTACAAGCTCGGTCTAGATCCGGACATCGAGCACATCCCTGCATCGGTTGCGGATCGAGGAAAGGTCACTCACGTCTATGCCGTCGCGAAGCTCAAGGGCGGCGGAGTTCAATTCGAGGTTATGTCTCGCGCCGAGATTGAAGCTGTGCGCAAGACCTCAAAAGCCGGCACCTCTGGCCCCTG